CTTCTCCAACGGTGCCAGCACAAAGAAATCATCGATCACCCGAAATTTCCGTTTAAGATAGGTTAGTTCGTTTGCCGGAACATACTTCTCCTCGAACACATCCGTAGACTTGTCCGCTGAGGTATATTCGATGTCCATTGCCTTGAAAGTTTCCGAAACAGTAATCATGTTGAACCACGGAACCAAGTCCGAGACCGAAAGTACGTGATCGTCCCCGTATGCCGTGAATGAAATCAGTGAATAGTAATGAGTCAGAAGCATGGTTGGTGCGTGCACACGCCTAAGTTTTTCGAAGACGTAGCAGAAGAGAATTTCGTTTGCCAATGAGTTGAAAATTGATGTTCCAGGTGTTCCAGATGGCATCCCACCACTGGTTTGGTACACAACACGCCCTGCGATCCGCTTTGCCCCAAAGGCTTGGCGGAAAAGTGCCTCGCGTGCTGTAGCTTCAGGAGTCCCTTCATCATCGTAAAAATCGTTCACAATGTTGAGGACAGCCATCATTAGCTGAAATGGTACCCACTTGTCCCATTTGCCGTAGTCACCGGCGATGAAATTTTCGCTGTTAGCCGTCAATCGGCGGTAGAGGTCTCCCCACTCCTGTGAATGAGGGTTGATCCCCACAGCAGATCCAGATCGTGTTGCGTTTGACATGCAATGTGCTTGAAAGAAAGCTGTGTACTTCCGCATCATTAGTGTAAAGTTCAAAGGTCCTACACTAAATACTCGGGTGTTACCAACTTTCGCCTTTGCTAGAGGTCTTCGTTCATCCTTCAGACAGTCGAAAAAATAAATGTCTTCAGGAGAACCATCAAGTAGTGATTGCTCGTATTGTGTGAGTTCCGCATCAAAGGAGTCAATGAGCCGAAGATCGGGCACTTCCCCCTTGATCAAATCAGTTTTCCCTTCTGATTTGCAAGTCAATTTGTATGGCCAGCCAGATGATGTTCTCATGTTCACGGGTCGGATGTGCTTGTCACCGACGATACCGTTTACCGACTCTTCTCTGGTCAAGTTGCG